CCCAAGTCCTTCTTGCTGACTCGCGTCGTTACGACTTGCTCAGTGCCACACTCGTCGCAGGCGAACCAACTTGCGTATGTGCCAGCACGCTTGACTGGTTCACCACAGTCGTCGGTGGCCCATTCAACCGTGACAGTCACACCGTCTGTGTGGCGGTATCCGCACTCAACACACTGGTACTTGCGACACACTTCAACATCGCCAGCGTTGTCCTTCACTCGTGGCGCAGGGTTACAGATTGAACAGAAGCAACCTGCTTCACCGCGCGTCCAGTGTTCAGACGACTGCGAACCTTCTGGGAACAACTTGGTCCAGCAGGTTGGGCATAGCGTCGTAGCGTTCATCACTTGCTTCCCCTCTGAACGATCCGACGCAACGTCATACGAACCTGCGTGTTCAGCGGGCAGTACAAGCCCTTGCCACAGTCACAGTTCATGCCTTCTTCCGTCACGAAGATTGCGAAGTCTTCGACCTGAAGGGCGAGCGCACCAGTGATTGACCAACGCTTCATCATGCGCTGGGCTTGTGCCTTGGTCAGTTCGCCTGTGTCGGTGAGTTCACGACAGTAGCGAATGACGTTGCTGGGGCTGGTCTGAAGAATCTTGCTGTTCATGTTCATCAGCCCTTCACGCTCAGTGCGTATTCAGCGGTGTCGCCATACACAGTGGGGAAGCCTTCGACAGCGAAGCCCATTTCGTCAGCGAGTGCGACGACTGCGCCCATGCCTGAAACGTGCCAGGTGTTCGTGAAAGGTCCGTCCACGCCACCGACGATTGACTTGCGAATGAACACTTCGTAGGTGGGCATGAGCGTGACGACTTCAGGCTGGTTGTGCTTGGTGACGACCAGTGTGTACTTGGTGGTGTTTGTTGTTTCCACGTCCCCCAGCGTACAACCCTGGTTGTAGTCACGCAACGACCAAACACAACATTTCCCAAGAGATCACATAAGCCCTGATCAGAGGCACAATCCAGCACCCCAAACCCAGGTACAGCCCCAGCCAGATCAGGCCCACTAGCCTGCCCCAGACACCACAGGAAGGCAGACACATGGCAGTCCACGCAGGACGACACGACGAGTGCGAACACCGACGAGCCTACGAACGAGCCTTGGCCTACCAACTCAGCCAGGTCACGACCCAGGCCAACGCAGGTCAGGCTGTCGTCACTGTCAGCATGGGTGAACGGGTTCACGACTGGTCAGAAGATCGTGCCTACTTCTGCCCTTCACAGGACTGTGTGTGCCACAACACGACAGGTTGCTGAGGTTCCTGAACGCCCAAGCCTTACAGCCACAGGTGAACGTCGTAGACAATCCACAGCACGACAACGTGAAACACGACTTGTACACAAGTTGGTACGCTTCACAGAGTTCACACTGATGGAAGGGGAAGCAGTGGGCAAGCAATCACTGTCTGAACTGATTCAAGGTTCAATCACTAGGTCGGGATCGAAGTGTGTCATGGGAAGCGTGTTGAAGAAACTCAGCGAGGCAGACCGCACTGACCTGGATCAAGCAATGGCAAACCCTGAGATTCCTGGTTCAGCAATCAAGAAGGCGTTGAACCTTCGTGGCTTCGACGTAGGCAACTCGTCTGTGTATCGCCACCGACGTGGGGATTGTGCTTGTGGGACTCGGTGAGGAAATAGCGCGACACGCAGAGCCAGTGAACAAGAAACTGGCCTTGGGTCGTATCGCTGATTTGCTTGAACGCAATGGCATTGACATTGACGAGATAGGCCAAGTCAAGCGCGTCAGCCTGTACCAGTCAGTTACCAAGGACACTGAGACAGGTGAAGCGAACATTCACGACCTGGTAGGCGTTCAACTCTCACCTAAGTGGGCTGAAGGTCCACAGTGGCCCGTCATTCAACAGGGTCCAGCAATCAAGTTGCCAGCACCCAAGACAGAACGGAAACAAACACAATGGGCCAACTGCGTTGTCATTCCCGACATTCAGTTCGGGTACTTCCACAACCAGCATGGGCAACTGGAAGCGATTCACGACGAAGAAGCACTTGCTATCGCCCTCGCCATAACGAAAGACGCAGACCCAGACCTTGTGGTTTGTGTTGGTGACAACCTAGACCTGGCAGAACTAGGCAAATACGTCACGACTCCCGCCTATCAGCAGACAACGCAGGCCACGATTGACAGGGCCACAGTATTCGGGGCTGAACTCAGACGAGCCGCACCTAACGCCAAGATCATCTGGCTGGCAGGCAACCACGAAGAACGCCTGTCGAAGTTCCTTCTTCAGAACGCTTCAGCCGCCTTCGGTTTGCGTCGTGGTATGGAACCTGAAGGCTGGCCTGTCATGTCTGTGCCGTTCCTCTGTCGTTTCGACGAACCACACATTGACATTGAATACCGCCCTGGTTATCCAGCCAGTCATGTTTGGGTGACAGAGAAACTGCGGATTATTCACGGGGACAAGGTTCATTCGTCTGGTTCCACGAGCCACAAGTACCTGTCTAATGAGAAGGTCAGCGTGATCTACGGACACATTCACAGGCGTGAATGGGCTGAACTGACACGAGATGATCACGACGGACCTTCAACAGTGTTGGCCGCGTCGCCTGGTTGTCTCGCACGCATTGACGGTGCTGTGCCTTCCACTAAGGGTGGCGTGGACCTGTACGGCAGACCTGTTCAGCGATACGAGAACTGGCAACAAGGCTTGGCAGTTGTGCCGTATGACAAGACCACAGGAATGTTCGCCTACGAACAGATTGCTATTCATCACGGGTGGGCCATGTGGCGTGGCAAGGAATACCGTGCGCCACAGCCATGACAACGATCATTGGCATACAGGGCGAAGGCTGGGCTGTTCTCGCTACTGACAGTCGCATAGCGTCGTTCGACGCTGAAGGAACCGCCTATCAGTCCAGCACCCTGGGTGTCGGCATGAGCAAGGTCACGACGAACGGCAAGTATCTGCTGGGTGCGGCTGGTGACGTGCGGGCTATCAACTTGATTCAGCACGCCTTCGTACCACCGACACCAAGCACGAACCTGAGAGGCAAGAAACTGGACGGGTTCATCACCACCAAGTTCATTCCTGCCTTGCGCGCCTGTTTCGATGAGCATGGGTATTCCACTGCTGACGGGGACCGCAAGACTCATCAGGCTGAACAGAACAGCACAGTGGTCGCTGTCGTGAACGGCACGATCTACGTTGTTGAGTCTGACTATTCGTGGGCTTCAGATCAGAACGGTATCTACGCCTTGGGTACTGGTTCTGCGTATGCGCTGGGCGCAATCCACGCCTATCGCAATCAGCGTCCAATAGCGACGATTCAGAACGCTAAGACACTCGCAATCAAGGCACTACAAGTCACCGCACGCCTTGACCCGTACACAGGTCTGCCCATTCAGACCTTCAGCCAGACCGCAGGCAAGAACAAGACCGCCGAAGACTGACCACAACATCTTGTAGACGAAACACCAGAAACAAGGTTCGACCTACAAGGCGATAGACGCGTCAGTGCCTACCATCTACGGCGATGGCTCGTTCCACGAAACTCGCTGATCTGATGGTCAAGGAAACAAGTGGCGTGGACCACCCCGCTCATCTTCACGAAGGCTGGCTTGTAATGAAGTCGGAAGACATGGATTCTGCCCTTCTTGAAGTAATCAACGCTGATGAAACAAAGGAGAACCCAGTGGATTTGGAAGTCACTGAGAACGCCCAGCCGGAAGTTGAGAAGGCTGTCGAAACTGATGACGTGATCCGCAAGGAACTGTCGGACCTTCGCAAGCAGTTGGACGACATTCGCAAGGAGAAGGAAGCCCTTGAAGCGGTTCGCGCTTTGGAGAAGGCGACCGAAATCGCTAAGGCTTGGGAAGTTCTTCCTGAGTTGGACGCAACGGAGTTCGCGCCCGTGCTGTGCGCTCTGCGTGCCGCCCTGCCGAACGAGGCAGAAGTGATTGAGAAGGTGCTGACTGCTTCGGCTCGTGCCTTCGGTGAGGCTGGAGTGCTTGCTGAGATTGGCACGACCGCTAAGGCTGAGAACGACGCATGGGCCACTATCCAGGCCCAGGCGCAACAGTTGGTGATTGAAGGCAAGGCTTCGGACTTCGCCAAGGCCGTGACCCTCATCGCCACGACCAACAAAGACCTGTACAACCAGTACTTGACCCAGAAGGGAATCTGACCAATGGCTTACGAAGGCGCACAACTCAAGTTGGGCAATCTCACCGCTGGTGCTGACCTCTCGGCAAAGCAGTTCCACTTCGTGAAGTTGGCTTCTGCGACGACCGTTGATGTTTGCTCAGGAATCACTGACGTGCCGATCGGTGTTCTTCAGAACACGCCGACTTCGGGACAGGCCGCTGAAGTTTGTATCTTCGGAATCACCAAGGTGGTTGCCGATGGAAACTTGTCGGCTGGCAACATCATCGGCACTTCTGCTGATGGTCAGGCCGACGCAATCACGCGTGGTTCTGACACCACTGTAACCATCGCAGGGCAGGCGATTGAGGCTGGCGCGGCTGGTCAGATTGTCACCATGTTCCTGAACCCGTCCAACGCTCTCGCTAAGTGATCTAAGGAGACACTGCCATGCCCCAGCCCACCCAATCACAGGTCCACGTTGATGCGATTCTGACGAACGTCAGCGTTGCCTTTATGAACGAGATGGACTCGTTCGTGGCTTCGCGAGTGTTCCCGACGATCAGCGTGAACAAGCAGTCTGACAAGTACTTCACCTACTCGCAGGCTGACTTCTATCGCGACCAGGCCAAGGTCCGTGCCGATGGTACGGAGTCGGCTGGTTCGGGATACTCGCTCAGCACCGACACCTACTCGTCGTCCGTGTGGGCACTTCACAAGGACATTGGCGACCAGGTTCGTGCGAACTCGGACAGCCCGCTTGACCCCGACATGGACGCAACTCGCTTCCTCACGCACCAGATGATGATTCGTCAGGAACGCGATTGGGCTAGCAACTACTTCGTCACTTCGGTGTGGGGAACCGACAGCACGCCTTCGACGCTGTGGGACGCTTCGGGTTCGGACCCGATCGGTGACATTCAGACTGGTATCAACACCATTCTGAACAACACTGGCTACCTGGCGAACACGCTCGTGTTGTCGTACAACGCCTACAAGACGCTTCGTAACCACCCCGACTTCGTGGACCGTTACAAGTACACCAGCGCAGATTCCATCACGCCGGAACTCATCGGCAAGGTTCTTGACCTTCCGCGAGTCATGGTTATGAAGGGTGTCTACAACAGCGCGGCTGAGGGTGCTTCGGCTTCCTACGGTCAGATCGGTGACAAGGACGCTCTGCTCTGCTACGTCGCCCCGTCTGCTGGTCTTATGACCGCTTCGGCTGGCTACAACTTCGTGTGGAACGGAGTTGGTGGTGGACTCGGAACCAGCGTTGCGGTGAGCAAGTACCGCATGGACTGGTTGCGTGCTGACCGTCTGGAAATCGAATCGGCCTGGGACTTCAAGGTTGTTTCGTCGGCCCTTGGCTACTTCTTCAGCAACCCCGTTTCGTGATAAGGAGACACTGACATGGCTCAGAACCGATTGACTCGCGGAACCGCCGCTGTTGGCGCACTTGCTGTCAGCACTGGCACGACTGTGAAGAACATCAAGTCGGGAACGGCCTCAGTGAACTTCGCTTCGATCACGAACGCTGAAACTGGCTCTGCCACTTTCACTGTGACGGGCGCGGCTGTTGGCGACATTGTTGTGGTGAACCCGCCTGCCTTGACCACTGGTCTTGTGTTTGGTGGTGCGACTGTGACTGCGGCGAACACTGTGACTGTGTACGCCACGAACGCTTCAGCGGCCCCGATCAACGAAGACGCTAAGGACTTCGCTTACGTTTGGTTCGACTTGACCTGATCTGACGTAGCAGACGTAACCCGCGAAGGCTGGGGCTGGGCAACTGTCCTGGTCCCAGCCTTCAAGCATTATGGAGACAAGACGATGAGTAACAGACTGACACGAGGAATCGCCCTACTGGGTCAGGTGTTCACGTCTAAGTTGCGTTTCGACACGACCAATACACCGACGTTGGATACGAAGGGGCAGTTGGGTTGGGACGCTACAGCGCAAACTGTGTCAATCTATTTGGCTGGTGTTGGTGCGACAGCGACTGTTCTCCATTTGGGGCAGGACCAGTATTTCTTCGTGAAGGCTGACGAAACGATCACGCGTGGTCAGGTTGTGTATGCGTCAGGTACTGATGGTGCGTCGGGCCACATTCTTGGCAAGAAGTTCCTGGCGAATGGGCTGATTGAATCGAAGCGTGTGCTGGGTTTGGCGGCTCAGTCAGCAGTCAAGGGTGAGTTCATTCACGTCATGTCGTTTGGTGAAATGACAAACATCAACACTTCTGACTATCAGGCTGGCGACATTCTGTTTGCTTCAACCAGTACCGCTGGTGGTCTTCAGTCGGCTGTGCCTGTTGCGCCGAACAACATTGTGACTGTGGCGTTGGCGTTGAACAGCAAGAACAATGGTGTGTTGGCTGTGCGCCCCACATTCGGATCGAAACTCAGCCAAGATGAACTCGTAAGGATTACAGACCCACAGAACGGTGACGTGCTGACCTACAACTCAGCATTGGGTGTTTGGGTGAACCAAGCACCCTAAGGAGACACGATGACCTGGACATACAGCGGAAACCCGTCAGCGAGTGCGAAGGACGCTATTCGGTTCCTGATTGGCGACACAGATACGACTGACCAGTTGATCACTGACGAAGAAATCGCCTGGGTGAATACAGAGGCTTCTGGTACTTCGACAGCGACCACAGCCCTGTACGACGCGGCGTATCGGTGCTGTATCACCATTGCGTCCAAGTTGGCACGTCAGGCTGACAAGCAGATTGGTGACCTTCGTGTGTCCATGAGCCAGAAGGCTGAGGGCTATCGCAAGCAGGCACAGGAACTGAAGTCGCTGTCTATGCGTGAGGGTGGCGTACCGATTCCTTACGCTGGTGGTATCACGTTCTCTGACAAGGAGATTGACCAGGATAATAGCGACATCTTCGCTGGCTGGTTTGCGTCAGGTCAGTTCAACAATCAGCGTGACGGTGGCGGTCAGAACACCCAGCAAGGTATCCAGTATTTCGGTCCTGGGGCTGACACATGAGCCAAGCCACACAGTTCCTGACAGACTTGAAAGACCTTGCCGTGTACACAGTGAACATCAAGGCAAAGTCGTCGCTGAACAACTATGGCGAAATAACCAGATCGGGTGCTGGCACTGACCATTCGTGCTACCTACACAAGATCACTGTCAGTGACCGCAATCTCACTACAGACGGTTCTGTGGTGGAATACCGCGTCTACATTGCGTCTGATACCTACACGCCCAGTGTGGACGATCTGGTGACGTTTGCTGGAGTGTCACGACCTGTCATTGAAGTGGACGTTCGTTTGGACGAGTTCGGTCAGCAGTTCGTCGTGCTGGGTCTTGGAGTGGCGAGGCGAACCTAATGGTGAAGATCAAGATTGACGTGGCGTCGCTTAGCGAAGTTCAGCAGGCGTTGGCTGTGGACGCTGAAGGTGTGGGTCGTGCGGCTAAGGCAGGCGTGCGTCAGTTGGGTGAAGACATTCTGGCTGAAGCAGATCAGATCGTGCCTTTCGATACAGGCGTTCTTGCTGGGTCACGAGCATTGAAAGAAACCCACTACGGCGACAAGTACACGGTCGAAGTTGGGTACGGCAACAGTTCTGTTCGCTACGCCTTGGTTCAGCATGAACGCTTGGACTTCTACCACCCACCGAAACCACCGAACAAGAGCAAGGTCGGTGGCAGACAAGGCACTGGCCCTGGTCACGACCCTGTGACTGGGCGTGGACCCAAGTACCTTGAAATGCCGTTCAAGAGACGAACACAGAACATTGAACAGACATTGGTTGCCTACATTCGGGCGCACTACAAGTTGGGTGGGAAATGACAACCCTGGTTGATCTAGCAAACTACCTAGACACTAATGTGACAGGACTAATCCTGGGTACGAACCTGTTCATTGGTCGTATGCCTGACGACCCGAACGCCTGCGTCGCCCTGTACGAGTATGGTGGTACAGCCCCAGATCAGACGATGGGTGGCGGTGCGCCTGTGCTTCAGAACCCCAGCGTTCAGGTGCGTGTGCGAGACACCGCCTATTCGTCAGCAGAAACGACAGCGAACCTGTGCTTCGTAGCGTTGGAAGCGATAGTGGACGAAACAATCAACACGACCCGCTACAACCGTGTCACAGCAATACAGTCGCCGTTCCCGTTGGAACGTGACCCTGAAGACAGAATCATCTTCGTTCAGAACTTCGACGTGAAGCGCGTGTTCCAATGAGCGTGGACCCTTACGCAGAGACACGCACGATTGCTGAGCGTGAACGCAAGACACGCACCAGTGTTCGCTGTGGCAACTGTGTGAAACTGTTGGCAGAGATGGTCACTGCCCCTTGGCGTATCCGTTGCCCTCGTTGTAAGGAAATCAACGAGTCCGGCACTTAGTTCAGTGGTAGGCAGTCGCGCGCCAGGGAACCCAACCGTCACCGTGCTTGTTCAGCGAGTAGTAGAACAACAACAGCGAACTACGTAGGTTCACTTCAGGAATGAACAGATCATCGCAGGTCTGCGCCATGCCGTAGTGGGGCAGGAAGCCGATAGGCCACCAGCGATTTGGCAGAACCCATGACCCATTCACCTGAAGGTAGCCCCTTGAACCGCACTTGGTTGGGTCAGTTGTGTTATGTGCTTCAGCACGACAACGTGATTCCCTGAACGCAACACGGTCCAGTTTCGGCAACTCGTGTTCAGGCCAACCAACCTTCTGGGCAAGCAGAACAACTTCAGGACACTTGGCCTGAAATGGGATCACGAACGAGGGTTCTGTCGTCGTGGTAGGGGCAGCGATAGTTGTGGTGGTGGGCGCAGGGGCTGTGGTCGTAGGGGCTTCGTGGGTGACGGGGACAGTGGTGGAAACAACAGGAGAGGCGTTCCCGCCACCACACGAAGCGATCAGGGACAGCACCGCGCCAAATGCCAAGGCGATCGGTTTCATGTCAGTTAGGTTACAGCGTTTCTGTGAGGGGCTTCCGTCAGGCTGTGTGCCTGATAACCACACAGCGGTGGTTTGTCGGCAGTTCGTGGTGCGTCACGATAAGACGATAAGGCTTATCGAAGAAGGGCGGTGGTAGGCGTGTCTTAGAGGCAACCAGACACGCCTACCACCAAAGTGCTATCTGTTGAACTTGTTCCGATGTGGGGGACTATCGAAACGAGCCTTGGATAGCACATTCATGGTCAGCAATGTGACCATAGCAGGGATCACAGCAAACGCATGATCAAGCAACATGGCGCAGGAAGCCACGAAACCAATCCAGTTCGCCCAGATCACGAGAGACACCCAGCGTGGCGTGTAGTTCGTCAGCGGTCGTGGGCGGTAGATCGTTGTCTGTGCGTGGCTCACAGCGAACCACCCCGATTCTGGTAACAGCCCAGGGCTTCAATGACGTGGTGGAAGTAGTCGCCTGACTGAGCGAAGAATCCTTCGTGATTAGCGACGACGTTCCACACGACGAATGGGTGGAACTTCCCCGAACGAACACAGACAGCAACCCAGACTGCGAATGTTTCGCCTGGTTCACGTTCTGCGAGTTGCGTACAAGCAACGACGATTGCGCCATTCGCCAGTTGCGACCCGACCTGAAGCGTGTCGCCCATCGTGTAGGTGGTCATGCGTTCGCTTCCTTCTTGATTCGGGCGATGGTCAGCAGGGCTTCCCGTGCGTCCCACAGGTTGAAGATCACCTTGCGATCCTCAGGGTGGTCGTCATGAAGTCCGACTTGGTAACTGTTGAGTGCGTTCAACAGCAGGGTGATGTGCCTGCTGATGGTATCGCACGCTTGCTGTTCTTCAGTGGTCACGTCGCTCTCCTTGGGTAGTTGATTCCACTATCGTCATTCTAAGCAGATAGGTGTAGCAGATTCAAGCACCCCTGTAGAACCCCACTCTGAGCAGGAGTTACAGCGACCCTGCCCCTGGTCAGTGTTACCGTAGGGCAGTCAGCAGTGCGCTTCGTCGCCCCAGGTGTCCGTGTGACCATCTCGCCAGAGTGGTCGCATGACGTTCCCAAGGGAGTTCTATGCGATTCAAGGTCACTGGTGGCGCAGATGGTGTCAGCGGTATCGAAGTCGCCAACAAGCGATACGAACCAGGCGATGAAGTCGAACTGACTGCGAAGCAGGCCGACTGGCTGGTGGACCAGGGTTACCTGGAACCAGCAGACGGGTCGAAGAAGTTCGTGAAGCCTGCCCCTGCCCCTGAGCCGACGACGGTCGAAGTCGTCGCTGAAGCGTCCGACGACGCAGGAAGCGAGTCGTAATGCCCACATTCGTTCACGGCAAGGGGACTGGCGTTCTCCTTGATCAGTACAACCTGTCCACGTTCTTCAACTCTGCTGACGTTGCTCAGAGCATTGACGTTGCTGAAACCACGTCGTTCACTGCGTCGTCCAAGTCGTACATCAGCGGTCTTCAGGACGCAACGCTAAGCCTTAGCGGATTGTACTCGCAGGACACTGGTGGGTCCGACGAAGTGCTTCAGGGAATCCTGGGTTCTGCCACGACCCCGCTGGTCACCGTTGCGTTTGAGTTCGGGACGATCGGGAAGCGTTGTGTGACTGGTCGTGTTCACGAAACGAACTATTCAATCAGTAGCCCTGTCGCTGACGTTTCGTCGGTGACCGCTGACTTCAACGCTTCGACTGACGCTGTTGCCAATCAGACCTACGGGATCTACGGCGGTGTCATGCTGACCGCTGGCACGTCTATTGCGTTCGGTTCGTTGGGCAACCTTGCCAGCGTGGACAATGGTGCTTCTAGCACGGCTGGTGCGATGGGTGTCCTTCATGTCACTGCGAACACCATTGCTGGTGGCGCAACCACAATCAAGGTCCAGCACTCTGCTGACAACAGCAGTTGGGCCGATCTGATCACCTTCACCGCTGTCAGTGCTTCAACCCTTACCAAGCAGTTGAGTCCTGTCACCGGCACGGTGAACCGCTATGTGCGAGCCACAGCAAGCACAGCGGGTTCGTCTGGTTCCATCACCTTTCACATCGGGTTCGCCCGCTTCTAATCAAGGAGAAATGTAATGCCCACTTTCGTACACGGTAAGTCCACTGACTTTGAGTTGGACGACACTGGCGGTGTCTCGCGCAACATCAGCAACGTGCTGACCAGCGTGGACTTCCCCGAAACGATTGACGTTGCTGAAACGACCGCTTTCGGTTCCACCAGCAAGTCGTACATCGTCGGCCTGAAGGACGCGACCATTTCGGTCAGCGGAATCTGGGACGCAACGGTGGACGGTTACATCATGGGTGGCGCACAGCCCGCCACTCGTTCGTTCGTCTACGGCCCTGCGGGTTCGACCGCCACCAATGTCAAGTACACTGGTGAGGCGATCGTGACGAACTACAGCGTCAGCAACCCTGTTGGTGACGTGGTGACGTTCACTCTTGACCTTCAGGTTACGGGCGACGTTACTCGCGGTACTTACTGATTCGCATAACCAACAAATAGAAGGAGTGTGACCTAGTGTCCATGCGAGACAAGATCAGATCAGCACGCGACATTCAGTCTGAAGTCGTGGACGTGCCGGAATGGGGCGTGGCTGTTGAAGTGCGTTCCATGAGCGTGCGTCAGCGGGCCGCCTTCGTAGCGGCGTCTCAGGACCAATCTGAAGAAGGTGTTCAGCGTGTTGAGAAGGTGTACGGCGGGATTCTCGTTTCGTGCGTCTATGACCCTGAAACGAACGAACCTGTCTTCGATGAAGACGATCTGTCGTGGCTTATGACTGAGAAATCAGGTGCTGTCATTGACAACCTGGTTGGGCGTTGCCTTGAAGTCTCTGGCCTGAAGGAGAAGGCGATCGACGAAGCGGGGAAATCCTACTTGGGTTCCCCGACTCAGACGGGCGAACCCACCCAGAACGACGCGCTTACTTCTTCCTAGCAAGGGAACTCGGCATGACCGTTGGACAACTTATGGACAACATGAGCAGTTCAGAGTTTGTCGAATGGATTGCCCTATTCAAGATTGAAGCCAGCGAACGTCAGCAAGCACAACAGCGTGCTAAGTCACGCAAAGGACGATAGTTGTGGCTGACGGGAATGTTGGGCGCGTCAATGTAGAACTAGGTCTTGACGACAAGAACCTGAAGCGCGGAATCAAGGAAGCGGTTCAGTCTCTAGAGAAGATCGGTGATACAGCAGAGGCTGTCGGTCGTGACGCAGAAGCGTCCTTCGATAAGGCGACCACAGCCACAAAGGAGTTCGGCGCGAAAGGCGTTCGTGTCGCAGACGACCTAAGCAACAGTTACCTGGGTCTTGAAGCCAAGATCAAGGGTGTTGAGTCTGCGACCGAACGCTACGCCCGTGAAATGTCTGCGCTCAATAGTGCGTCGGCTGTTGCGACACGCAACTTCGCTCAGTTGGGTAGCAAACTTCAGGCAACTGGACAGAAGTTGTCGCTTGGTCTGACGTTGCCTGTTGTTGGTGCGTCAG